TTTCTTGATTTCACTAATAAATAAATGTAAACTTTATATAAAGTCTGGTGGATACGTTATATCTGTGTATTAAAAGTATACACATATACTAAATGTTTAGTTTTTTATAATAGTTGGAATAAAAAATGAGTATAATTGAAGAATTCAAACTACGTGCAGATGAAGACGGCATTCCCATCTTCAATATTAGTGAATGGCAAGAATTTAGAAAGAAGTATGATAAGCAAGATATAAAAAATGAACTTGCAAACTATATCATAGACAATAAAATTAAATTTCCACTTAAACAAATAACCAAAGATAAGTTCGAGGAAACATTCAAACGTTTCTGCGAAACAAATCACCATACGTGGTTGTATTACCCACCCCCACAAATGGTATCTGAGAAATTTGATTACAAATACAAATATTCAGATAAACCATTGGGTGTTGTAAAAAAATCGCACCATTTCAATGTAGTATCTGATTATTTTCAACAAGAAAACAGAATGCAATGTGGATCATTAACAACCACGGCACCTATTGATATATGGATGGCCCGGGATAAATTAAAAACTATGAATTGGCACTTCTGGAGGGATGGTGTTTTAGATAAAACAGGGATAACAAAATCTTCTTTCAGAACTGCATTTAGATTGGGTACATATACAGCAACCCAATTCAAACCCAGTGTTGCTAAACATTTATACGAGTACCATGGTGCAAAGGATATACTAGACACAAGTTGTGGATGGGGTGACCGACTGGCTGGGTTTTATGGTACACCTGGTACTAATTCTTATTTGGGGTGTGATCCAAATCCAATGGTTTATGAAGTCTATAAACAGCAATGTTTAGAGTATGAAAGATTGTTGGGTAGTAACCCAACACTAATAGATAATGGGGATCATTTTATATGCAACGGTAGTAAAACTGTAACAATATGGAATAAACCGGCAGAAGATGTTAATTGGGATATATATGAAAACACAATCGACTTGTACTTCACGTCACCGCCATATTTTGCGACAGAGAAATACGCAGATGGTACTGGTGCAGAAGAAAATCAATCGTGGTGTCGGTATAACACATTTGAATCATGGAGGGATGATTTTTTATTTTTTGTCATAGGAAAAGTTTGGAAAACGTTGAGAAAGGGTGGTTATATGATGTTAAACATTATAGAACCATGCGGTAAAATTGGGCGACATCAACTTTGCGATTCTATGGTTGAATACTGTGTATCTTTAGATGGTTGTAATTATGTTGGTAAAATAGGTATGCGAATGATGGGACGACCACACACCGACGACTTAGAAGGTTGTATGATAGAACCAATTTGGACATTCGTGAATGGTAGTGCCGAATATAATGTACAGGTTTCACTAGAAGAATTTATGGGTTAGTATAAATAACATACTGTTATAAAGGTAAAGGCATGAACAATAAAGAATATGTTAAATCTTTGATCAAAAATGTTTACAATGGACCAATTACCGTAGAAGGTTCTACCACTATAGTCGTGTCTATAGAGAATCGCGTACAAGTGAAAGATAAATTACAAGAATTTTTAAAAAAAACAAATACATTATTCAAAGACACAACTGTTAGTAAATCTTCATTAAATGGTACTCAAATAATATATGACAACAAACCAATAACAATTGTATACAAAAATATATCGTCAGGTAAAATCGATGCGAAAACAACAAAAATGCAAGAACTCGGTTCTGCTTGGATTTTTCGTAGGGCACTACGAGATAATCAAGTATACTCAAATTACTTGGATATAATTAAAGATCCAAAATACCCAGATTTGATAAAGATATATCCAGGTGTCGTTAATAGTGAAGATTGGTTAGAGAATTATTTTCTACAACAGCAAACTATGCTAAAGGAATTTTCTAATTCACAATTTACCGAGTTTACGCGCGATGGTGGGTTCATGGATTATATCACTAATCTGGTTAGGGTAAAATATGGCATTGTGCAAAAAGATGTTTGGAATCCAGCAGACATATGGCTATCTAAAAATGAGAGTTCAGTAATCGCAGACATAGAACGGTTAATTAATAATAACAAATATAATAATATAGGTTTATTGAACCAATTATTAAGAACAATGTTCAAGCAACGTAGGTTGATTGGCATTTCGTTAAAAAAGATTTCAGGTAAAATTGCATTATACGAAGAAATAAACGTCGAGGATGTTTTTAAAGATGGAAAACATTATAACTTTGATGTCACCCAAATCAAAATAGACTTATCATACAATCCGGTAAAAAAGACATTTGGTACCCAGGACTCGCGGGTGTTCGTCGACACCGGCGTGAATGGTATTGTAAATTTTCAAATAAAGGCAAACGATTCGTCTAAAAAATCTAATTTGAAATGGGAACCAACTTCGACTAATTCGTCTTCTGCTAGATTAGGCAAGGCACCAGTCGATATTGTTATTTCTATTTTAAAAGAATACAATATATCTTTTAATAATACACATGGTTCGTATCCAACAAATCAAAAAGAATTTCAGGCACGGGCAAAAGAATATGTTTCTATGTTTAATAATCTTAAACGCAATAGATATGTTGATGTTTCCATAACTACAGACAAGCAATTTTTAGACAATATGGTTGCAGTATTTATGTCAACCAGCGCACATGTTGCAAATTCTAAACTTATGCAACTAGAATTTTTAAATAGGATAATTAAATTACCTAAAGAAAAGATGGATCAACTATTCACTGAACTAACTTTTATTGCGATGAGGAAGGGTGATAAATTTGGTCCATTCGCAAAACTATACTAATACTAACATGCTATCATTCAAATCATTCTTAACAGAAGAAAAGAATCTTCACATGCAGCATATAGAGGATTTAGTATTCCTCGAAGGTGTTGCTGGGACACGCAAAGCGATAAATTTTCTACGTGATATGAGAAATATGCTTGCGGGTCATTCGAATAATAAAGTGACAGTTACCTCCAAATGGGATGGATCACCGAGTTTGTTCTGTGGAATCGATCCATCAGATGGTAAATTCTTTGTAGCTAAGAAAGGCATCTTCAATAAGAATCCGAAAATTTACAAAACAGATGAAGAAATAGATGCCGATACAAGTGGTGATCTTGCCGAGAAGTTCAAAATTGCGTTGCGTAATTTCAAGAAGTTGGGAATCAAGTCAGGTGTTTATCAGGGTGATTTGATGTTCACTAAGGGCGATCTAAAGACAGAAATCATTGATGATGAAAAATACACCACATTTCATCCAAATACTATCGTCTATGCTGTTCCATATAAATCTGATTTAGCAAAGAAGATACGCGCTGCTGAGATTGGTGTTGTGTGGCACACGACATATACAGGTGACACATTCGAAACAATGACAGCCACATTTGGCAAATCGATTATAGATAAGTTGAAATCTTCGCCTACTGTGTGGATGGATGACGCAAGCTATCGTGATTATACTGGCGTAGCTACGTTCACCGCTGCGGAAACCGAGTACGTTACTTCATTGTTGGCTACTATTGGAACACTATTTCACGAAGTATCCGCTGGATGCTTGAATTACATTAGTAATGATGAGGATTTACTCCAGTTAGTTATGTCGTTCAATAATTCAAAAGTTCGAGGAGGTCGAGCTATCACCAATCCAAAGCAGCATGTAAAAGAATTGTTCGTCTGGATTCATGATAGATACCAGAAAGAGATAGACGCTAAGAAAACCGAGAAAGGAAAACAAGGTTGGGAAGAAAAACGCAAGAAAATTCTTTCATTCTTTGCTAATCACGACCAAGCAGAAATCGCAAAGATTTTTGAGTTGTCTGTACTATTAGATAAAGTGAAACAACCCATCATTGAAAAGATGAACAAAGCAGCCTCACTAAAGACCTTTCTAAAAACTAAAAGCGGTTTTGAAGTAACTGGTGTTGAAGGTTATGTTGCTATTGATACGCTGAGTAATCATGCTGTTAAACTCGTAGATAGAATGGAGTTCAGTCGAGCCAACTTCAGCGATTCTATATTGAAAGGCTGGCAAAGATGAATGGAATTGAAGATTTCCTCAAAGTAATAGAAGATGGTAAAAAAGCCACAGAAGAAAAAGACATCGGCGGTAAATTTTTGAAGGATTTAGCTAACCGCATAGTACCCGCTCCCAGACTGTAAACGGTAATAATACACACATTACATTTGCGTGTAATTGGACTATATCTCTAAATGCCAATGAATATGTTGAAATGTTCTGGGCTGTTGATGATATGTCTATACGTCTTGATGCTATACCGTCAACTACATTCTGTCCATCTACACCATCAGTATTAGTAACTGTGACACAAACCGCATTGTAAAAAATAAAATAGTATAAATAATGTAATACTAACATTTATAGATGGATCTAATGAAAAACTATAAGCAATTTATAAAAGAATCTCCGTCAAAGAAAACTATTGTTTATTCTTTCATGAGAGTGAATCCACCCACGCGCGGTCATGAATTGGTTATATCTCTCGTAAAAAAGATAGCAAATCAACACAATGCTGATTATGTTATCTACGCATCCAGAACACAGGATAAAAAGAAGAATCCTCTTTCAGTTGATAAGAAGATTCATTATTTGAATCTTATGTTTCCAAATACCAACTTTAAAGCCGCCAACGATAAAGAACGCACATTCATTGAAGTAGCTAAGGCACTCAATGAAAAGTATAAAAACATCATAATGGTCGCCGGTTCAGATCGTATGTCTGAATATACTAGATTATTGAATACTTACAATGGTAAAGAATTCAATTATGATTCAATACAAGTCATTTCAGCAGGCGAAAGAGATCCGGATGCGGACGATGTATCGGGTATGTCAGCGTCGAAGATGAGAGCATTAGCCTCTGATGGTGATTATCAAGGTTTCAAAAAAGGTCTTCCCACAACTTTGCGCGATATAGACGGTAAACTATTGATGAATGATGTTCGCCATGGTATGGGATTAGAACCAATCAAAGAACAATTCAAAATAAATGTAGATTTATTGCGAGATCAGTATATCTCAAAAGAGATATTCAATGTAGGATCGATAGTTGAATCCAACGGAGAGTTATATCAAATTCTTGAGCGCGGTACTAATCATCTTATATTAGTCGATAGAAGCGGCGCGTTGCGGCGCAAATGGTTACAGGACGTTACTATGACAGAACGAGAAGAATTATTCACAGACGATCAATTTGAATCTACAAATGATGTTCCATCTGAGATAACATTCAAGGGTTACACAACAAAAAATCTTCACAAAGCACCAGGTGCTAATATAGCGTTTAGTAAAACTATTAAGAATGTTGGAAATGTCGATCCTTTGTCTGTTTTGAATGCGCTGAAATCCACAGATGACTATCTTAGTGTAAGCCCAGATGACATTCACAAACACGGAACAATAACACAAACTGAACTACTGAAATGGTCTAGTGATCATATAAAAGCAAAACGAGCATTGGATAGATGCGGAGAGTTCATCAATCATACCGAGTATTGGCACATGTATAAAAATTCATTAGATCCAGCAGTAAGTGCTGTCAAGATAACAAAATGTGATTCTATCACAGAAGATAAAGTTATGTTCAAAGATACCACAGCGGACAAGCAAAAAGTTGCAGAAATCATTCGCAAAATTATGGGGGTTGATATAAAAGTTACAAATCCAGAAGCAGTGGTAGACGCAGCCCTTAGAAAGTCGGTATCATTGGATAAAAATTCATTGAAGATTTTTGATACGATGTTAAAACTAGCAGACGAGGTTGGTATCAATTATAACAAAAAACTAATTCCTTCTAAATTGTCTAAATTGACACAAGAACAAACCGAAATTGCTATCAGTCGCGCTGAGAGGTACGGAAGAGTATATCCAAATCCAATCGACACACAATGGGCACTCAGAGAGGCAAATGCTCCATCGATTGTAATAGGAAAAGATGAGATTGGCAGTGCGGCTTCTCTAAGTTCAGATGATGAAATGAAACTAAATGTCATGAATGATCCTGAAGCAGCGAAAAAACTTGCTGGTCAAGTTGATACTATCGACATAAAGGGTTCAGAACATACACACATTGGTGCTTCACTGACACGCGATGGCGACGATACACTCGCTAAAATGAAAGCAAAAAAGGTCATGAATGAGGAGGAGGAAGAAGAAGATGATTCCGATGATGTATCAGAAGATGATATTGATAAAATGATCGACTCTTTAGAACACGAAGACTACCTCGATGCTTACGATGATGACGAATTCGGTATAGTTGATGTTGAAACTGGGGAAGAGGAAGAAGAGGAAAAACCTGTAAATGAACAAGCAATCATGGAAGTTCTCTCTAAAATCGAAAGAATGAAAGCCCGTTTACGTTTTGCTAAGAATAAGCCCAAAATTCAACGTGCTAGAATGCTTGCCCTAAAAAGACATTCAGATTCTAAAAAAATAAATAAGAGGGCGCGGCACATGGCTGTCAATATGTTTAGGCGCAAATTGGCAAAGGGTAGAGATGTTTCTACTATGTCTACTACCGAAAGGGAGCGCATCGATCGGATGGTCGAGAAGCGCAAGACTGCTATCGGTCGCATGGCGTTAAAATTAACGACAAAAATTCGTCAACTTGAAAAGAATAGATTGTCACATAAAAATTATACTAAAGGTTAAACATGAAATCATATAAGCAACTAATCAGTGAAATTTCTTCACAAGCAAAAGAAAAGTATATCGACAAGGCACCGAGTGCCAAGGATAAGGAACGACCTATTCAGAACTGTCACGAGACAGTTGATACAGTATCTAAGGTGCTAGATAAAAAGACGTATGAATCATTTGATGGTCTGGATGAGGGATATGCGCCGCCAGGCGTAAAGGTCGTCGGTGAATTTCGTGAGAAAGATCATGGGAAGATTTTCCATTACTCAAAGACAGAACCTAATTCATGGGGAGCTAAACACGGATTTCCGCACGAGATTCACATGTTTGATGGGCATAAAAGATTTGCTCATGTTAAAGGCACGGTCGCACATGTTATCACAGACGAAGATGAACATGGTAAACCAGTTGTTGACAAATGGAACATCAAACAGCACAAAAAATATACCAATGAAGAAGTAGTAGTTGGTGCTACTATGGCTACCAATTCAAATGAAGTACCTAAAAAACGGTCTTATTCTGAATTCACTAAAAAAATTCAAAAAGAAGAATACATTGAAGAATCTCACGAAGAACTGGATAAACATATTTCTGTTTTTTCTAAAGGTATTAAATCTAGTAAGGCGCAGCATTCTACCTATAAAAATGGTGGTGGAAAGATTAATAATATGAAGCATGTGTCAACTGATGCTAGTCATCAAGATATTTTTAACCACTTGAAAAAGATGGGTTATAAGAAAACTTCTGGTTATGATCCAAAACCAAATCAATTTGATATGCATTATAATCACGATAGTATGACTACACGTAGCGATGGTATACACCATCCATCCGGTGTCTCTGCTCATGTTGAACAAGAACACGGTGGTCCAACTAAAGTTCATTTTACACACCGCAATATCAAAGAAGTATTAGAACCTTCTATGGGCGCGGGCGAGTACATAAAAGATTTTCAAAAGAGTGATGCTCCACAATTTAAGGGAAAATCACAAGAAAAACGTAGAATAATGGGTATTGCTGCTTATATGGCGGCTAAACGCGAACAGACAAAATAACACATAATTAAAGGAAACAAATATGTCAGTAATCACTAAAGACCTTGATGTTAGCGTAAACGCCGCTTCATCAGAAGAAAATCGTGCTATGGGTATCAAGACTCCTGGCGTGAATCGCCACACAACCTACACAGATTCAAGTGGTAATATCCGCAATAAAGTGGAGGTTCTTGTTGCTTCTAAATCAATTGTAGATAAAGTTGTTACTAAACCAGCAGAAGTTAAAAAAACACCAGCTAAAAAATCTGTAGTGGAAGATGCGTCTGAATAAATTATGATTTGATGTGGATTGATTGATGAACTTAATTCCGTATGACATCGTAGAACTAAATGAAACTAATTACATACAATATTGTATGAAACATTATGATAATCCTCAATGCCATACTATTAAGGAATTTGAAGAGGATTTAAATAGATTATTATATCTGCAGAAGTTATTTTATAGATATACATCTAACAATGATTTACGAGAACGATTAATATTAAACCATTTAATCGTTCTTTTTAATGTATTCAATAATCATACTATAAATATATTATTTTATAAAATTGATGAAAAATACTGGAATGTTCTAGTTACATTTTTAATTTATTTGAACAGAATGCCAGCATCAATACCCAAATATGGTATTGTATCATCTAATTACACACTTGATAATACAGTTATAACAAGTCTTAGGAACATTTAATGTCTTCTACCATTGATAATTTATTGGCATTTAGAATTTTATCTAAACTAACCACACCATTCAAAGATACCGATGCGTATAAGTATGGATTAATTGATACCAATGGTGTGAAATTAAAAAAACCCAAAACTGAAGATGAGAAGGATTCCTATAACTATCTCGATAGATTAGTATTTAATGTAAAGAGATTGATAAATAAAACTCCAGGTGGTGAGAATAAAATTAAAAATATAATTGCTGCTTTATATCTAATTAAAGAGTCATATAGAAATAATTCTGATATTGATGATACACTATTAGATAAAGTAATCAATACAAATGTGATATTAGCTGAAGAAACCATACAATATAAAATGTTTATGGAAGATGGAGAAGGCGGTAGCGGTCTGTCTGGTCAGGGACAGGTTACCCCATATTCTGATCCAGTTAACAGAACTGGTGCAGAAACATCTACTGATATTTCTGTTTACAATAAGAAGAAACCACCTATTGTAAAGAGACAAAATTTAAAACAAGTCTCAATAGAACAACAGAAAGGACTTTATAATGTCGACTGACACGAAATTACAGACTAATGAGGTTGATATTCAGATACTAAAGGTAGTAGTATCTAAACTAGATGAAACTCTTGATAAGATAACCGAATCAACTAATGCCATCGGTAAACTTTTAGCAGTCCATGCAGATAAAATTCATAATCTTGAAAAGGACCAAGATGGAATCAATCAGGAACTAAAAGCTATGTATAACCGTATAGAAACCACCACGAAAGAAATATTAGAAAAAATGGACGGGTTGGAATCAGATATTGATAATCATATCGATGAAGTTTCCAAACAAAATGCTATCCAGTATCAAGATTTATCTAATAAAGTTGATAAATTGGATAACCGATTGGTCGAATTAGAAAAATTCAGATGGTATGTGGCTGGTGGTGTCGCACTTATCCTGTTTTTGATATCAGAAGGATTAATCCCATTGCCACACAAGTAGATAAGAATCAATCAAACTTTATAAAATTTAATTAATATATCTACATCAAACGCTAACACAGTTAGTATACACCATAAGTCAACCAATTGTCAAGCACTTTTTGAAAAATAATTTTACTTGACAGTTCACATCATTTCATGTAAAATAATATCATTGTGTAATGTGAGCTGTCTATGATTTGGATTGATGACAAATATATTAACATTCTCGGACCAAGGCTACGGAATTTCAAGTCAAAAGGAAATTATCTGTATCAGATGTCGTGCCCGATCTGTGGTGATTCAACAAAAAATAAAAACAAAGCCCGACTATATGTCTATCGCCAAACAAATGGCTTATTTGTAAAATGTCATAAATGCCAGTATTCCACAACACTTGGTAATCTAATCAAACATATAGATTCTAATTTATATTCGGAATATGTTCTTGAGCGATATAAAACTGGTAACGAGAAATATCTACCCCATACAGATATAATAGAGGTAGTTCCATTTCTGAAACCAGAAATAGAAGATAATATCTTATCTAAATTAAAGCGACTAGATAAGATACCTAAAACACATTTCGCAGTCAAATATCTACAAAAGCGATGTATACCAGAATCGGTATGGAAATTGTTTTATTATACTCCAAAGTTTTTTCGCTATGTAAATGACAATATAAAATATCAGTTTACAGGGACCTTATTAGAAAATGATATACCACGTCTTGTTATACCATTTTTCAATTCCCAAGGTAAATGTTTTGCTCTACAAGGAAGAGCATTCGGGAAAGAGATACCAAAGTATTACACGATAAAAATTGACGAAACAGAGGATAAGATATTTGGTTTAGATCGAGTTGATTACTCTAAACCAGTTCTTATAACAGAGGGTCCAATCGATTCTTTATTTCTTGAAAACGCAATTGCTGTATCTGGTTCAAATTTTGATATGTATACACTGAGAACAATAATGACAAGTGCTATTATTGTTCCTGATAATGAACGAAGACACAAAAATGTGGTGAAAATTATTGAAAAGAACATCAATCTAGGTTATAATGTTGTGTTGTGGCCTGATGATGTACACGAAAAAGACATCAATGAAATGGTGATGTCTGGTAAGACGCAAGAGGATATTTTGTCAATGATACGTGATAATACATATTCTGGTGTAAAGGCAAAACTGCGATTTGCCACATGGAAGAAAATTTGATTTTATAAAAACAATATGAGACAATAAATGACATGTGAAGTAAAAATCATTCAAGACAGTATTAATCCATATAATGATATACGTCTGACAACATTACAGGTTAGATACTGGAGAGCTATTCACGCTGAACTTATGACGCATCGAGTCTTTTCTAGGAATGCGTCAAGTTCAAGAGCAATACCAATTTCAACTATCCTGAAACAAGTATGGAACGATCCAGCAGGTCCTATTCATTGGGGAGCGAATCAGTCTGGTATGAAAGCATGGGTTGAACTAACAGGAATCAAAAAGAAATTCGCACAATTCATGTGGAGGTTTATAGGTAAAATTGTGTGTATTCTAGTATGGATAACTAATAAATTAGTATCACCCCATAAACAAATCTTTAATCGCATTTTAGAACCATGGTCATATATTTCTGTTATCATTACATCAACAGAGTGGGCCAATTTCTTTGAATTGCGTGATCATCCTGATGCCCAACCTGAAATTCAGGAATTGGCTAGAATGATGAAAATTGCTATGGATGCTAGTAGACCAGAATCGATTGCGCAAGGCGAATGGCATTTACCATATATTACAAGCGAAGAAAAAACCATATATTCTCAAGAAGAATTGTTGAAAGCATCAACGGCTCGTTGCGCACGGGTATCGTATAGTAATCATGATGGTTCGATTCCAAATATTGCTAAGGATATCGACTTACATGATAAGTTGGTTGGTTCTGAACCCCGGCATTCTTCGCCAGCAGAGCATCAAGCTACTCCTGGCGAACCGGATTATTGGTATAAAAATTTTAAAGGTTGGATTCAGTATAGAGTATATATTGAAGACGAAAATGATATTTACAACAAAAGGAGAAAATAATATGATCGGTAACCATCATTATAATAAACACATGGGTGTAAAATGAGTCGTATTCCAGAAGATTCGGTATTGCGTAGACATTACTTGACAGAAATGAAATATCAACAAGACAACATGCTACAAAAATTTACGGACCATGCCTCCGAAATTTGTAAGGCGACGACTAAACCTATGCCACAGAGTACATTTATAACATGTGAAAATTTGATGGCTAGTTTTTTTGTAGTTGTATTTCTAGTAGTTGTATTTTTCGCGTGAAAACTTTTATCGATATATTAAATGCGCTAATAACACTGGTGTTATTAGTTGTTATTACTTTTATTATATTTTTATGGGTGGTATGACGTATGACTATTAGATTATTAGAGCCAAAGACTACCTACACAGTAGACTATCCAACAGCTATCGAATTTGCGGAACAACAAGCAGAGATATTTTGGCTTCCGACTGAAATCGAACTGGAAAAGGACCTTCATGATCTGAAAACTAATTTCACAGAATCAGAATATCATGGAGTGATTTCCACATTAAAACTATTTACAATCTATGAACTGTCGGTCGGCAGCGACTACTGGCAGAATTATGTGTCTAAGATATTTCAACGCCCAGATATTCAACGCATGGCAACAACATTCGGATTCATGGAAATTGGTGTCCACGCACCATTCTATTCCAGGATCAATGAAATTTTAGGGCTAGATACAGATGATTTTTATAACAGCTATATGGATGATGAAATTCTTAAGAATCGTATGGAATGGATTGCGAAGCGTGTAGCAAAACGCGACACCGTTTTTAATATCTTAAAATCGGTTGGTATATTCTCTATGATCGAAGGTGCGATTCTGTATAGTTCATTTGCCTTTCTAAAGCATTTCAATAATAGCGGCAAAAATAAACTTATTAATATCAATGCTGGCATCAATTTTTCTGCCATCGATGAAACATTACACAGTCAAGCTGGTGCGTGGCTATTCAGAACACTTTTAGATGAAGCAAAAACTGCTGGTGAAATTGATCACGATCAAGAAGTGGCATTGATACAAGAACTAGAAGATACTGCACGTGTTATTCTTGAACATGAATCTGTTATTATTAACAAAATCTTTGAAAAAGGTACTATTAAAGGTATTACTGACAAGCAATTGACACATTTTGTAGAATCTAGGTTAGATGTGTGTTTGAAGAATCTAGGATTTAAACATATATTTAAACCTAGTTATAACCCAATCGCTGAATGGTTCTACAATGATATTGAAAGTTCAACACTACATGATTTCTTTTCAAGTCAGGGTAACGACTATAATAGAGCGTGGATCGAAACTAAATTTACATGGTGACATATATGAAAAATGAAGAAATACAAGAAGACATCCGCTGGCTTAGACTCAAATTAGCAGAAGCTAAAGATGAAACTGAGCGGGAATATATACTGAAACAACTAAAACTACTTGAAGCAGCAGACTTAGCGACTACACAATTACTTTTGATGGAGTAAATCATGGTAAAGGAGAGATCCATTTACGACGAGTTGAGAGACGAGCGAAAACTTTTACAAGAAGAAGGAAAACTGCCAGAATGGGTTACTACAATCGCATGGCAGATGCTCAAAGAAAAATATCTCAGTGAAGAATACCCAGACTTGGCGTCCGTTTATAAACGGATATCAAAGCATGCAGCATCATACACTCCAATTCCAGAAGATTGGGAATCGAAATTCTTCGATTTATTGTGGAATGGTTGGCTGGCAGCATCATCACCAATTTTATCTAATATGGGTACTGGTATTGGTTGTCCTGTTTCTTGCTTTGTCGCTGGTACTATGGTCAATACCATTAATGGTCAAAAACCAATTCAAGAATTAGTTATTGGCGATATGGTACTGACGCATACTGGAACTTATAAACCGGTTACTGATACAATGAATCGTGAATCTGATGATTTATATGAATTAGAATTTATGGGAGAAGTTTTTGTTGTAACAGGTAATCATTTAGTCCTGACAAGAGAGGATGGTTGGGTGCGGGTTGATGAACTTGATCCAAACGTTCAAAATATTGTTCAAATTCTGGATGATCCTTTGTGATAATATAAAAACCTAAAGAACGGAATGTCAATCCTTTAACATTATAAGAATGATTAGAGTTACTGGGACTGCCATCCGCGAGTAACATCTATTTATATACATACAAAATTTTGTGTGTATAAATTATTTATATAAAATAAAATTCGGAGACTTATAATGAATTTTAGTGTGACAAAAATTGATAGAAAAGAAACTGTATACGATATTACTGTGGATATAGATCATTCTTTTACTATAGGCGATTGTAAAGCAGTCGTTCATAATTGCTCGGGCAATTACATAGCTGATTCTGTATATGATTTTTATGGTGCTCAACAGGAAGCGGCTGTTCTTTCTAAAAACGGATTTGGAACTTCTGGATATCTCGGTGATATTAGATCACGTGGTTCTAAAATCACTGGTGTGAAGGGCGGCGCTAGTGGCGTATTACCCGTGTTTAAAGATTTTGTTCAGATGTCAAGGGACATTAGCCAGGGATCACAACGTCGAGGCGCGTGGGCAGGATATATTGAAATTGACCATCCAGATTTTTTCGAGTTGGTAAATTATATCAGTAAAAACCCAGATGATGCCAATATCGGATGGAATATAACTGATAAGTTTATCGAGCGGTTAGATTCTGGTGATAAGGATGCCATTGAAAGATTTCAGAAAGCAATGAAATTAAAAATGATCACAGGCAAGGGTTATTTTGAATTCATAGATAAAGTAAATAGACTGAATCCTCAGGTGTATAAAGATAAAGGTTTAACTGTAAAAGCATCTAATTTATGTTCTGAGATCCAGTTATTCTCTGATGAGAATTATACTTTTTCTTGCGTATTATCTTCTATGAATGCTTCGTTGTATGATGAGTGGAAAAATACAAATGCAGTATTTAATGCTACAGTATTTCTAGATTGCGTTAATCAAGATTTAATTGTAATTGGCAAGAAAACTCCTGGTATGGAAAAGATCGTTAGATTTGCCGAGGCATCAAGAGCGTTGGGTTTGGGATTGTTAGGATTTCATACATATCTTCAAGATAACATGATTTCTTTCGAGTCGATGGATGCTTATTATAAAAATATCGAAATCTTCAAACATATCGACGAAGAATCAAAAAAAGCAACTGAGTGGATGGGTATCAATTGGGGCGTGCCATCTTGGTGTATAGGATATGATATTAGAAATACACACAGAATGGCAGTTGCTCCTAATCTATCTTCTGCTTTGATTTGTGGTTCTGTATCGCAAGGAATCGAGCCGATTTATAAAAACGCTTACATACAGAATACGTCTGCTGGTAAAATGGATCGTGTGAATCCTTCGTTGCTCAAAATAATGAAAGAACGAGATGTTTATACACCAGCGGTTGTAAAAGACATAATCAAACACAATGGTTCGATACAGTGGGTCGATTGGTTATCTGATGAGGAAAAGGAAGTATTTAAAACTGCCTTTGAGATCAACCAGAAACAAATCATTCGGTTAGCGTCCGCTAGACAGCGATATATTGACCAAGCACAGAGCATCAATTTATTTTTCTCAGCCGTCGAGACTGAAGAATATATTAGTGAAGTACATAAACTGGCATTTCATGATCCATGGATTAAGTCATTATATTACATTCGATCTGAATCTGGTGTTGATGTAAATAAGGGCGAATGCACATCCTGTCACGGATAAAGAGGATAACGAATGAGCATTACAAAAATTGTAATAACGGTGTCTGGTGAAGAAATCACTATGACTATGACAGATGCTAAAAAACTATACGAGGAATTAAATGAATTGTTCAGTAAGACTGATAAATACTCGTTTCAGCCTCTGGTGAATCCATGGGGTGTATCCAGACCGTCCAACCCGTACAAGTCGGCCACAAAGACTTACGGTCCAGAGACTACATAATACGTTATGATAGATAAACCTAAGGTAGAAAAACACAATAACAAAATTTGGTATGTGATGCGAGTAGTCGAAATGATTACTTGTATTCATATCATAGCAAACATCTGGAGGCATTGGTAATGTTCCAGTTAAACACAAACAACAATAAGGAAACAATATGAAATATATCCTACTGGCTATCGCGCTTTTTGTAACAGGCTGTGCGTCTAATGCTGACATTGACAATCTACAAATGCAGATTGATAGCATCAAACCACAATTAACACAAATCTCTAAAGATGCTTCGGATGCTAAGAAATCAGCAGAGAAGGCTCGCGCATTATCAGAAAAAATATATGAAGATTTTGAAAAAATGAATGCCACATTAAACGCAAATCTGGATAGTCTTTTCAAAAAAGCACAACACAAATAAGGAAATTAAATGTCAGCCTCTAAAACATTTGTATGCGACACATGCGATACAGAAGGAAAAATCATCATAAGAACCGATGACGTTAGACTTCATGATATTATTTACTGCCCTGTCTGTGGGGCTGACATTTTAGAAGAGGACGATTCAATCGAAGATTGATGACGACTTGGTTCTATGAAGGTGAAGTAGTCGATGATCTGCCAGAGGGTACGGAAGGTTTCGTCTACGTCATAGAATGTTTGATCAATGGTAAAAAATACGTCGGCAAAAAGACTGCTTTCTTCACTAAAACGAAGTACAAAATGGTATCATTAAAGAACGGTACTAAAAAGCGGAAGAAAATCCGCGAAAAAGTAGAATCTGACTGGCGTGACTATTACGGTTCATCCGAACAACTACTGAATGATTTAAAAATTATGGGCGAGGATGCATTTCATAGAACAATTGTTCGTTTCTGTCATTCAAAATCTGAACTTTCTTATCATGAGGCAAAACTTCAGTTTCAATATGATGTATTAGAAACGAACAATTTTTATAATTCATGGATATCATGTAAAATTCACAAGAGCCACATCAAAAAATAAAATCTATCTATATGAAAAATAATCTGGGAATTGGCGATTTAGCAAAAATTATCGGTTTTGAACCAAGCGGTAAGCCCTACCGGAAGAA